TCTTTATCTTGATTTTAATAGTGAAAGTATATTTATAGATGAAGAACTTAAAGGCAATGAAATATCTACTACTGCAGAAGAAGAAAAGAATTTCCTTGAATTAATATTTAATAAGAAGTTTCTAGTTGGCTTTAAATCTACAAAAACCTCTGTTTCTGATATAAGTATTGCCGTATATGATTTTGATTCCGATAATAATCTTTATCTATTAGAAATGAAAGTTGATTCAAAGGAAATACTCACTAAACAATATATGGTAATAACCGATGTTTTAGATAACGATGAAAAATAGGGTACTACTAAGTACCCTATTTTTTATTTTTTTTATCCGTACAAACAATTTATTATCTAATAGTATAAAGAAAAGAAGGTGAGTATTTTGGCCGACCAAAAAGATAAAATTGAAAAAACAGAGACCGACATTAAAAAAGAACTATTTGGTGTAGATAAAAAAGATGATTATACTCAAGATTTAAAAGATATAGAAGATTCTTTAAATAAAATTAACAATGGTTACAAGAAATTTACTGGTGGAAATCTTATTGAGTTCTTATCTAAAATGGAATTCAATAATAATAGTAATTTGATGATGTCTGATAATGGTAAAACTAAAAAACTTAATAAGAGCCAAATTGAATCAGTACTTTCTAATGAAAATCTAATGCAACTAGCAGATTTTGAGAGAGATAGAATGAGCAGATATAACGATTACAATCTAATCTATTCATACATCCCTCAATTGGCTGATTGTGTTAATATGTTCAGAGACTGTATTATGTCACCAGATGATTTGACTAAGATGTCATTAAATGTGACATATGGAAGTGATTCTTCTAACAGTGAAATAAACAAAGATATTATTAGGAATCTTAAGAAGCTAATTGACAAGTACAAACTTAATGATAAGGGTAAGAATATTATCAGAAAAGCTCTTACATTAGGAGATTTTTTTGTAGCGGTACTTAAGTATGATGATGAATTTAATAAAATGCTATTGAATGAGCAGAATACTGATAATTTTCCTCATGATGAAGAGGATACTAGTATTATTCTTGAAAGTCAAATCGATATTGACGAAAATATTAAGTACATAGCTGAAGTACTTCATGAAGCAAAAGATGCTCCTGAAGTAACTGATATTTATACTAATATTCAGAGAGACGTCGCTAAGATTGTTAATGATAATATTAAATTTGAGTCAGACCCTCGTAACATGCTAATCTCATCCAAACCTAAAGATTTTGCTAATCTTAATAAAAATAGACAAAAGAGGAATGCGGATGAAAATGATCATGTAGATTTTGGATTTAAGGGGTCAATCCTACGTATGCTTCAACCAGAAAATGTCATTAAATTAGAAGTTGATGATATTAATTTTGGTTACATTTATATCGAAAAGACAGATAATATCATATCTGATAGTAGAGCAAATGCCTCTATCAATGATTTCTTTGATTCGAGAGTTGATATTGAGAAAAATCATTTCAAAGATAGAGAAGAAGTAATAATGAATATCTTTGTTAAAGGTATTTCTAAGAAGATTGATAACGATTTAGTCAAGGATAATAAGGATTTTAAAGACTATATCTATATGCTTCTTAAGGACAAATATATTACTGATAAAGCTGTTAAGATTACTTATTTAACTCCTGATGAGGTAGTTCCTTTCATAGTAGAACAAGATGGTCTATATGGCCAATCTATCCTTAGTAGAAGTTTATTTTTTGCTAAATTATACCTTGCTTCGCTTATTACTGAACTGATGCAGAAAGTATCAAGAGGCAGGGATAAACGTCTTATATATGTAGAAACAGGTCTTGATGATGATATTGAAGGAGTAATTCAAGGTGTTGTTAAGGATATCAAATCAAAGGAAATTCAAACTGATGTTCTTAAATCCATTACAACTATTCTTAATAACATCGGTGTATTTGATGATTATTATATACCTTTAATAGATGGCGAAAAACCACTCGATTTTGATACATTACAAGGTATGGATGTTGATGCAGATGACCCATTCCTCCAATTCTTGTTGAAGTCAGCGATAACTGGCACAGGCATTCCTGTAAATTATATAGATGCTTCACAAGAAGTAGAATTTTCTAGAAACCTAGCCATGCAAAATTCAACTTTTGTCAGAGCTATTGTAGTGCATCAAGCAATGTTTTCTGATGCTTTTTCCAAGTTAGTAAGAATTCTTTATAAAAATGAATATCTTACCAATGTTGATAAGAAGGACAAGGGCAAGGATAATAATACTGCTAACGCTAAAAGTACCAAGAAAACTGACAGAGAAAATATATCACTGGAAGATATTAAAGTAACATTCCCTACCCCTATTACCTTAAATCTTACCAATGTTAACGACCAGATTAGTAACTCTAGCCAAACTGTTGATTTCATCACTTCAATATATTTTGATGAAAATGATATGGATACAGCTAAAAAGGTTAAATTCAAACGAAAAATTGTAAGAGAGCTTATGCCTACAACTGTTGATTGGGATAAACTTGATAAACTTTTTGAAGAATCACTGGTGGAAAACATGGAAGAAAAAATTAAGAATGGCGGAAGTTCCGATGAAGGAGATATGAGTAGCTCTGGTGGAGCTGATTTAGGTATGTAAAAATAATAATAGGATATAGCTTTTTACGGCTATATCCTATTATTTTTAATGTCTTAGATATCTCCAAGACCTTGTTGAGTTGCTCCAACATTAGTATCAAATTCTGATAGATAACGTCCACTGACATTTGCTGATTCAGGGTCAAATTGACCTGCAGTAACAAATGTGTAAGCAGTAGCAAGAAGCTTCTGAGCGTAATTATCGACTTTTGCTGAAATGTGCATATTGCCATTAAAAGGAATTTCGATTTCAACCAGATTGTGTTCGCCCTGAGTGTACTCAAAATGGGATAACGGAATCCTTTTAGGCATAACATTGGTGTAATAAGCAGCAAATTCTATATTACGTTTTTCAACATTGTTAACATCAGGACGGGTAACAATGTACATAAGTTCCCCTGTATGGTTCTTGGTAGCATAATCCATTCCATATACTTTAGGATAGGATGCAATGCCAGTTTCAGGGTCAGCAATTGAAGTAACCCAAAATTGATACATATTCTTTATAGGACTACCAGAGTATTCCTGATGTCTCATAGTGAATTCAGTATTATTCTTGGTGATCCCTGCGGCAACATTATATTCATTATTACTAAAACCATACTGGTATTGTTGAGTTTGTAATTCCATATCTTCAATACCCGATAGTGCTTTAAAGTTTTTCTCGGTCATAGCTTTGAACCCAGAGTATTCACTTACTACCCAACTTGGTAGTTTTGTCCAAATAACAAACGCATATCCTGTAACCAAAGGGTCAAAGGCTAATTGTTTGAGATTCAAACCACCAGTGAAGAATGATTGCTGGGTGGCAATCTGAGAATCAAAAACTCTTATATTACCTTGTTTAATCATCTAATTCACCTTTCCTTCTAATATGATTGTGCAGTATTTCAATTAAAATTATAGTGCAAGAGGTTTCATTAACCACCTGCACTATAATCAATTATTATTTTACAACGTCAATGCTAATTACAATACGTTCAATAACATTTCTAAACTTAACTTTGATTACCACACGGAGAATATGTTGTTGTTTATCATAATCAGAAGCATAAACGGTTGCAAAGATTTCATCACAACTTCTGTTAGTGATATATTTGCCAAGATAATCATTCAAGTTATATTGGAAGGTTCTGATAGTCTCATCGTCTTCGAATTCGAACTGATAATCTTCAGCCATATCCTCTACATTGCGTTTAATATCCAGAGCAACTAGAACGTTATTGATATCTGAAAGCGGAGTACGTTTCATATCAGCAGTCAATTGGCTACCAAAACGAGTACGTTTAGTATCGCTTTCTACATAATTTAACTGACGGTTATAGAATACTTCTTTATAAGTTTCATTTGGAATATAGCTAATAGTCTTATATCCGTCAATAGTTCCACGCCTGTTACCAGCAATTGGGAATTGTAATCCATATTGGTAAGCATTCGTAGGAAGTTTAGAAGCAAGGAAGTAAGTAGGAGTAACCTTCATATCCTTACCATTATACTCATCATAGACTACAAAGTCCTGGGTATAAATTCCTAAGAACTGTGAAGACACATTAAAACTTGAAGACCTCCAAGTAACTGCATCTTCAGGGCTAGCTAAGAAACCAGAATCTGCATAGAAGAAAATATCCTTACGAATATCACGTACCAATGTAACAATCGCATTCTTAACGTCTATTGAATAGTTAGCATCAAGAATAAATTGGAAAGGTGAAATCTTGCGATCAGTGATATTAGAATCAATCAAACCTTGATAACCTTGAGCTAATAGTTGCTGTTCTGTAGTATTCTTAAGATAAGCATTAGAATCATCTAAATCACCATCACTGCCATTCATAAACTTAGCAGGAGAGTTAAAGTCCTGAAGTTGATTGGTATAAATAATGGATTTCATAACAGTAGTAACAGCAGTAACATTTTCAATATTCGTACGAATTGCAGAAAGTAATTCATCTCTACCCTCTTGAGTAGAAAGCTTTTGTGCATAAAGAATAGTATTTCCATAGGTTACTGGAAGAAGATCGGTAACTATATTAGCAACCTTGGTAACCACTAAATCATTGACAATTACAAGGTCAATATTTGCAATGGCTATTTCTGTCTGCATATATAAATCTGTTACCAAAGTATCTAATTCTGAATAGATTGAAGCAACAAGGTTGTTCACAATTGTTTCAGAAATAAGAGGGTCATGAATTGCATCATACAAATCGATTATAACATTGAAAGAATCAATGTCTTGATTGATTTGAGTAGCAGAAAGTTGATTCTCATTGATTATCAGCAATAAGTAATCAATTATGCCCTTCACATCAGAAAGAATAGTTACTAGAGAAGCAACTTGTTCGTCTATACTTTCAGATGCTTTAAGCTCTAATATCTGGTCAGAAATATTATTGATATCATCTTTCTTAGCAACTGCACGAATATCAATTATTTCTTTCAAATTCAACTTGTTATAAGCCGAGTTGATTTCTTCATCAATATTAAGTACATCTGCTGTCATATCAATAGCTTTGTGATAAGCTAGCAATTGAACCAAAAGACCGAGAGCCTGTTTAACAGCCTGTTCGATAAGTACATTTTCTGTTATAATACGATTGAAGTCTGATTCAAGTTTGCTAGTATTAAATACACTTACCAGATTTTCAATAGTTGTCTTTGAGGTATTAAGGTTTGCAGAGATATCAACGATATCACCACTTTCAGGGGTTACTCCATCAGGGGTATACAATAACTCAGTGATCATAGTGTTATAATTATTATTAGTAACACTATTAAAGACATTTTTCATATAATCAATATTGGCAACATACCGATCATAAATATTTTTTCTATAAGTATTATCCGCCAAAAGTACTGATTGTTCAATAATATCAGAAGCATCAACAATGTTAATTAAATTCTTATTATTGGAATCAGTTATAGGATTACCACTTGCATCATATGTTTCCAGTGCAATATGGATATCCTCAAATTTTTGAGTGTCGTTAGAGAAGAATACATCTAAATCTCCACGAACATTTCTAGTTACCCCTGTTAGTGGGTCAATTTTCATTGGACTAACATTAGGGTTGATAAGGCCTGTAAGTTCAGTGAAAGCATCTTCATTGTATAACATGCTAAGATGTTGAGAATACTTATTAATAACATCTTCAATAAACATACTTTCGTTTGAGCTTGACATAGCATCAGGTGATAATGAGACATAAAAAGGACCTTCAACAATATTAGCAGTATTATATTCGTCGAATCTGATGACTTCAAAGTTGTATACACGAAAATCATACACTTCATCAAAAGAAGTATTAAGTGTAATACGGAAACCTAAATCATCATAAGCTTTGCCTCTTCCTTTAGGATAAACTGCAAAGAGCAGATGATTTGTGAAACCATCAATGGTTTCTTCAGTTCTTTCCTTCTCCAATTCGTATTGAAGCAATGTTTCGGAAGTATTATTAACTGATGTATAAGCTACAGCAGGTTTTAAAATAAGATTAGGGAAACTAACAGCATTACCATTCTTATCTAATACTTTCTTGCTTTCAAGTTTGGTAAGAATATTTAAGATTGCATGAGAATAACCAGCATTATCTGGCATAACACGCAAACCAAAAACTTCTCCACCAGCTTCTAACCAGTTCATGATATTATAGGCAACTTGCCCATATTTCTTCATGCTAGGCTTTCCTGTCTTGAATACGAATTCGTCAGGAGAGGAATACCTTACAACTTTATTGTCTTCACCTTTTTCAGAAGTAAAAACAGCTAATAGTTTTAATTGTCCATCTCCACCCTGATACGTGAGTTCTTCACTGCTGATAGTACTCGAAATACTCGGATGAAGGTATTGTAATCCACTATCACTAGTAATTGATTGGTTATTGCTAACTTCTATAGCCAATGTTATCTCTCCTTTACTAAAGACTTAGTTATTTAACCATTAATTAAATGTTTCTTTTAAAACTAGTACTTTATTATCTTTTCCACAGGTGACGGGTTTTCATTTTCGTTATTCCTCGTCTTCTTTATGGAAGAAATAATAGCCTGGTCGATGTCCTCAAATGTCATAGCATTAAATGTAGAATTGACGGAAGGAAGCTTATTAAGACGAATATTATTATAATCATATTCCGTAGCTTTAGGGTTATCCTTACCAATTATCATTCTGAAAGGGATTTCAATATCTTTTTCATATCTACATAATTCTGCTATAATTAATTCAAATATTACAGATGGATTATTCAGTTTAACTTTATTAAGAGCAATACTTTCATGGTATAGGGTTATAATATCGCTATACTTAATTTCTTTAGGCAATTTACCGCCATGCAGTAAATAAATGAATTTCTTGCTGTTATCAGGTGATTGTTCTTTGATTATACTATCAATAAACATTGAACCTCTTGACAATTCAAATACTCTGTAATCTTCCTTTTCTAAATTAGGTTGGAGATTAGTGCTAATATCATAAAATGAATTAAATTCAAACTTGATATTCATAGGTAGTTTAAGTATATGGATTTCGCCTTTGCCTTTGTCTTCCTTCGGTTGAGAATAGACAATAAAGTTAAACATACCAAGAGTAGAGACTTTGTCACCATGATATTCAGCAATGCCCTTATCAAAATAGTTTTTTGGTAAATATATCTCCATGTATTCGCCATCAAAGAATATTGAATTCTCAACTTTTTTAAGAAAATTATATTTCATCTTATTACTCCTTTCTCTAATAATACTACAATCTATTGTTCATTGTCAATAAAAATAATTGAAAAAAAAGAAAACCGATAATATACATTTTACTGTATATTATCGGTTTTCTATATTATTTTATAATGATTCTGCTAGTTTAATAAGATTACTAACAAGTTCTTCTTTCTCATTAAAAGATTTATCAATATTATTGATATTCTTAATTAAAAAGAAAATAAATATAGCATATCCTTCTGGCTTTAAGGATATTGTATTGATGACTGCATAAATATATGCAGAGACAACTTTGGCTTTGTTCTTTAATTCTTCTGGAAGAACAGAACGAATACAACGTTCAATACCAACAGCAGAATAGAATCGAAATCTTAAATTCTTTTTCATTTTTGCTTCTGCTCTTCTCTTTAAAAGAACAAAATCTTCCTTTAATTTCTTTGGTCTCATTGTTGGTCTATTATGAGAGTCAAATAATGGTTCAAGGGTATAGCTCCCTTTAATCATATAAATCTGTTTCTCTGCTCTCTTTTTCACTACAGGGTTAATAGTTTCATCGTCAATCATTAGCTCTAGTTTTTGAATGTAGGTCTGGATTTCTCCAAGTTTCTTAATCTCTTCCCTTTCCTCATCAGTAATGACCTTTTCTAAACTTTTGTCTATATCTTCATTTTCATTCATCAACTGTTTATATTCATCAGATTGCTTTTCCTCATCAGTTGATGCTTCTTCTACCATTTCTCTGAACTGTTCAGAGTTTTCTTTAAGAAGCTTAACACTTTCAACAAGTTCATTCTTACCAAATTCCTCTATCATTTTATAATGTCCTCCTGAAATTTATTTATTAGTATTATATTTATTAGTAAGATTGGTTCTGACTAAAAGATAATAAATCTCATTAGTCTTAATATGGTCTATAATATTTTTGATAAAATTTTGGCCGAATGTTATAGATTCTCCAGCAATGAAAATATCTTTAACTATCATATTAGTTAATTCGTGTTCATCATCAATAGCTAATTGAATTAGGTCTTTTGAAGAATCAATTTGAATCCCTTCGATGATTTCTGGTAGTTTACAGATTATAACAGCCATATCTTTATTGATAGATTTTTTCATATTCATATATGTTAAATCTTTCTTATCAATAAGAGTTTTATACTGTCTAATCAAGTCTTTGGCTTCTCTTTCGATATATTTATTAATGATATTTACACAATTTTCTCTATTTCTGATAATAAAGAAATTATACATATGACTAATAAATAAAAATTGTTCTTCCTTATTAATAGAATCATTAAAATCAAGTACAAAATCGAATTTCTTTTCTATTAGGTCTTTAAGCTTATAAAAGAAATTCTCTCGAATATCTTTAATTTTGCTACAAAGTTCTGAATACTGTGAGTATTTATTAATAAGGAAATTATATTTGCTAGTAAAATAAGTAAGATAAAATACTGGAGAACCCTCCATAGTTGTAAATACGCTATCTACTTGTTCAGCCAAACTATCAAAGATAATATCGTCAGATAATGAGTTAATGATTTGCTCAATATCTTTGTCAGTTAGAAATGTAACTTCCTTTTCCTCAAGATTTTCCATTTTTCTTTTCCTCCTATATTTAGTAATTTTATTTTTTTCTAATCAGGAACTACATAAATATTTTTTTGTTACTAATTCTTTTAAAGAGAAAAAGTTTTAAATATTATTTAGGTTTATTCATAGTAGAAATAAAGTTAAGACTTCTCATTCTCTTTTGTTTCCTAAAAGAACCACCAGACGAACTAGCAATTGCTTCTTTTTCTTCTTCGTCTGTGTTCATATGGTCTTCTTTAAACTTCTCTATGAGCTGAGCGGATAATGAATTTTCATCCATTTTGCCCATTTGAGTTAAGTTAAAGATATTTCTGGCAGAAGATCGAATTACTTCTTTTTCTTCTGGTGTTGGTATTCCATCAGTTAATACTTTGAAGAATTTACCGCTGTTAGTACCATACAAGAAGGCATACATACCTACTAACCATGAGAATAAAATATCATCGTGGCATCCTTGACGATGCTCAACTTTATTTTTCTTGTTTCTCTCTAAAGTACGAATTTCATTGAATACTAATTTGCTTGTAAATACTTCTGGAGATTCATTAACAGCATTATTAAGTATTTCATTAATCATAATATCGCGAGAACCATTAGAGCCTGCTCCACCAGCAGTATAAACACCATAGACTCTAGTTTTGGTTTTTGTAATTTTCTTTGAAGACTTTTTAGGGTCATCAACTTTCTTTTCACCTAATTTTTCTTTAACCTCATAATACATATTATTAGCTATTTCAGACCTTAATAATAATTGAATGAGAGCTAATCCTAAAGTATTACGCTCTGGTATAACTACCCCATTAGGGAAGAATTCTAATACTAAATGAATTATAAGTTCATTTAAATCTGGTATGCTAATGTTATTACTCTTAAATATAGCTTTAATCTTCATATTTTTAGGGTCAGTAATGGTAATAGCAGTAAAATCTCGTTTTAAACCACCACCGACATCTATGCCGATTATCCAGGATTTATTGAACAAATTTCTCATTTCACTGAATATTTCAAATTTGTATTTCTTCAATACATAGAATTTGCCTATCGGGTCTCCTGCATATTTTTCAATTTCTGTTAATTGTTCTTCTGAGAAAGGAGAAGTGTCATTAGCAAGAGTCCATTGCAGTAAGATTTCACGTTTAATCTTAAGCAAATCATTATTAAGTTGTCTGCATTGTTTTCTAAACCATTTTTCATCATGTCCCAATTCAATATAAGAGAACTCTAAGTATACAAAATCATTTTTAGAATTTTCTTCAATGAATTTCTTAAGATCACCTATATCCCAATCATACCAAGATTCATCAAATGGGCATGCATCCTGAATCATAGCATAACAATACAACCCCATATCTGTATCTAAATCGTTCAATTTCTTCCATTAGTTCGCTACACTAATGCGTCTATAAAGACTGCTTTGAGATTTCCTCAAATGTTGAGACTATATCTACATCCCACTTTCATGGGAGCCTCTGTTTCCCCCGGCCAATAGCTTGCTAGGGTACTCTACTCGATATAAAAAAGATTATATCTTTCGATAGTCGTTGAATCCTCTAAGATGAAAATATCATTCATTACCTCTGCCAATATCTCCAATTTACATGAAATTCTTAGCAGTGATAAATCCTGATTATTTTTCACATATTCATTCTTAATATTATCATTCCTTTTAGTATCACTCAACTTGTCTTGGTTGTTATCCCAAGCATATTTATGTTGAACACCATCGTACTCAATTAATAGATTATAATCTGGAAGGAAAAAGTCAAACGGCAGAAGTTTTTTATTCTTGCATCCATCAAATGTTTTTTGAGTTTCGAATATAATATTATTCTTTTTGAGAAATTTTCTAATAAATTTTACATATTTAGATTCTTTGGCTAATTCAGCACATTTGGGGCATCTTTGGTCTGCATTAATAAAATCATTAGATGTCATCATAAATTTATGATTATCACATTCTTCATTATTGTGTCTAAAATGTAATTTTTCTTTATTAGAATTATATTCGGTTGATAATAATGTATATTCACCCATTGTTAGTTTATTTACCTTTTCAATAACCCAGTCTAATTCTCTTTTAGCACTGGGATGCTGACACATCGGGCATCTTGTACCTTTCTTATGTTTACTTCCAGCAAAATTACTAACAGTTGGTTTCCATACATAACCACATTTGACATGTTTAACCTTAATAGTACAGTGAACTTTCTTTCCATCTATAATTTTATTGTTACCATCATATTTGGAAAGCAATTCATATTCACCATTTCTCAGGTCTTCAATCTTATCTATAAATTCTTCATGCGTTAGCTTTCTACTCATTTTATTCACCCCAATCTAAAATTATTATTTTTATGTTTAATTTCATATGGAGTTGTTGATTAAGGAAAATGAATATGACTTAAAGAACTGCTGATTGTCCATTGTAATCTCAGAATCTATCACCACTTTCTGAGAATCCTTCTACTTTTTATACTCTCGCTCCATCACATTTACTGTCACCAGTTCTGTTGTGGCAAGAAGGCTTTAGGAGTTTCCAGCAATTAAGAGGTTTTTAACTATACTATTACTAGTATAGTGCCCAACGGTCTAGGCGTAGTAGTAATTAGTTTTCCAAAAGGAGTATTATTACTCTCAGCAGATTCACAAGCTTTGCTCAAGGCAGGAGCTGCACTGGTATATATAGTGTCGTTATATTTTAAAAAAGCGAACTCGTCATCAATTATCTTCCAATAAGTTCGTTACACTTATTGCGTTCTCTTATGAACTGCTCTATGTTACCATAGAAGTTGAGACTATATCATCATCCTCAATATTACTTGATAGGATGCCTTCCGTTTCCATTTAAAGGGAATTACAGACCTTATTACGGTCAACCCTACCACTTGGCTGTACTCTACTCCCTTCGTGTATTATCAGATAATACCTTATTTTCAACCCTGCTTTATATCTAAAGTTCTTATGGATTTATAGGTTTCGATAGTCGTTGAACCTTACTCAATATTTCTCTCAAGAATTTCTTTAATATTATTGAGTCTTGGATGCTGATTCCCCTGGTATACAGGAATTTCCAGCAGTTAAGAAGGATTCACTATGACATTCCTATCATAGTGGGCAAACGTTTACCATACGATTGGTACTGTACAGCCTCTTCCAAGTTTATCAGCACTAATAATATCCCTGGCAGTACTCATAGCATCTATTCTATTATTATTCTTTGCACATGCAATTTGAGCCAAATTATTAGTATCATTTTTAGTATTTAAATGTCCTTTTAAATAATCTGGTAATAATTCGGTTATATCATTGAAACGTTTAATATTCAATTGTGAATCAGCATACTGTTTATTGCTAAATATCATTTGAGTATTAATAGTGCCATAATGATAAACCCATGTGTACCTGCATTCAGCTCCGATAGTTTTACCATTCTGTCTAGGTAATATTTCTATAAGGTCTATATTATTTTCCATTAGAAACATTTGTCCTAGATTAGCTCGGCTCAATTTAAAGAAAGTAAAACCACCAGATTCAGGAATTTTTACTATTTCTCTAAGATAATACCAGAAATTCGTCATTACTTCTGCTTGTACTCTTAGTTGTAATTCAGGACTTAAATTAAGGTCATAAGGGTCTACCCCTTGTAATGTTTCATCATTAAGCCATAAGAAAAATTTGTTATTCTTAACTCCTTCGTCTTTTAAAAATTTCCATATCTTTATGAAGCTTATATTTTTTGTAGTATAATCATAAATTCCCATTATCTCACCTCTATTTTCTTCTTATATCTTATATTATTTTGTTTTGTCGTATTGCCAATACAGAAAAATAAATATGACTAAATAAGTTTGTGCCTTTATATTTTTGTTTACAATTTAATAATAAAAACAATTGGATATCTTTATTATGTGAATACGTCTTCTAAGTATATATTATGACTATGAAGGAGGTTTTTTATGAGCTTATATCATATTACAAAAATAGAAAATATTGATGGCATTCTCAAAAATGGTTTAATCATAGGGAAATCGGGAGGGATTTATCTTACTAGCGATTGGCAAGATTTATTGCAGGTTGATGTAGAACAGAGAGCAGATAGGATAGCAGTATTCAAGGTTACTATAGATGATGAAAGTATATTAATAAAAGATGAAGAATTTGATAGTTACGATGGTGATTGGGTATGGTATGTAAGACATGATATTCCTGCTAAGAATATTCGGTTATTTTGCAGAGCTAGTTGTACACCAATAGGAACAAGTGTAAAGATAGAAATCGACAAAAAATAACTTGATTCGTTAAAAATAAAATTAATAGGAGAATACACTAGGACTATAATATTTTATAGTCCTATATTTTTTTTGAAAAGATTTAGGTAAACAATTACCAGAGAACATATGATTAAAATCTTCTACAAATTTTAATAAGAAGGTCGTGTTTTTATGAACCAAATTTATAAAAAAGACGAATTTATTATTACTCCTTTTTATAAAGGCAATAGACAAGAGTTTATGGTTGTTAATACTAAAAAGATTTTTAAGGATGGACATACTCATTTAAAGTCATTTAAAATGGCTAAATACTTAATTTCTTTAGTACATTCTAAAAAAATTAATTCTGGTTTAAGCCTTTACTTATTAACAAGCCTTACACGATTGTCTCAAGACGAGGATTATATTAATAATATTACAAATCTTATAGCAGAAAAAAAACATAAGGGCAAAAAGTTATCTTACAGAAATGTAGGAGGACGAAAATTTTAAAGAATAAAATAATATCAAGAGAAAGGAGTGTTAATACCTATTATACAATAATTATAAAAGGAACAAATATTTCAAATGTACTCAGTACTTTAGGAGTTAGATTAGCTCCTAATCAACCTGCATAATTAAATAAATAAGTTAATTACTTTTATTAGTAATTAACTTATTTTTAACTGTATCTAAAAGTTTGCTAGATATATATTATAATTATGAAATAAAAAAGATAATTAATTAGGAGGAAAATAATTATGGCTAAAGCAGTTTGTCCTTATTGCGGATGTGAGTTATTTTATAATGGTCCAAGAGGGGGTCTCAACCAAAATATATTGTGTGCAGGTTGTTACACTGAATTCCAATCCTTTGGAATGACCGATATGCACTCCACTGATAAAAGAATAAAAGAGGTGTATGGTATTAATAGAAAGACTGCAAAAATTAAAAAGAAACAGAAAAAGAGCCTAAAAGATTTATATTTGTCGTTTCTTAGGAGATTTAAATTTAAGTAAAATAAAGGATAAAAGATTACCATTATGGTTAATCTATTATCCTTTATTTTTTTTTTGTGAGTAAAATGGCATACCTCTTATAAGAGGTATGCCATCATTAATTTAAGCTGGGGTTACCAGAGTACCATCGTTATTTAGAATAGTAATCTTAATAACCATCGGTAAGAATTCTTCAATCGTCTGACGTTTAGTCATCATTACAGAAGGAATATTAGGATTCTGAGTATTCAGATAATTGTGTACTACATTGTAGGTATAAGGGAAGTACTTGATAGTCATGAACTTATTAGTAAGCGGAACGAAGAACATCGTTAATTCGCCAGTAGGAATAAGGTCAGAGCTGATGATAGTATATCTGTTAGCTCCACTCATAGCACCAATGCTGTAGTCAACTTCGATACCATTCTGGCTATCAGAAACATGGTTAAATGTCCATGATACATTCGGAATCAATTGAGTATCCAAAGGATTACCAACGATTACGAAGTAACCTTGATAGTAGTATGTTTCCATCTTCATTCTGGTTGCATGGAAGTCAATAACACGTTTGATTTCTTCTAACCAGTCTTTAGGATTTCCAGCAAACTGAGGAGCAGGATGAACATCAAATTGACCTGCATAAGTCGGGCTAGAATCAAAACAACCGTCAATAAAGTTGTAGATTTCTTGGTCAATTTTCTGAGCTGTTACATTGGACATAACATCAACAACTTCTGAAGCACCATCGATATTATACATTGCCATAGTATCAGTTAAGAATTCTAACGGCAGTGATGCTTCAATGTGTTCGCCGGTTCCAATAGTAATATCTCTACGTTCGATATCAAAACTTACGTTAGTAGCACGATTATGTGCTTCTGAAGAAACATACCCAGTAAATTTAACTGATTTAGCATTTGCACGAAGTGCAGTAACCGTAACAGTTCCCTTTTCTGGGTCAACAGAACCAAGAATGATATCAGAAGTAACAGTACCGTCAGTATGTTTAGCAGAAACTTCTATATAGAGACGAAGATTGATATCCATTTTTGTTTTAACAGCAACAAGTTTCGTTTCAGGATTCAAGCCACCTGCATCTTTGCATTCAATATTAACACCTGTAATGAAAAATTGGCGGTCAATAGCATCTCCTGCATCAGCTGAAGCTCCTACATCTGCTAACACATCTTTCCCATCAAGAGGAAGGGTATAAGCAGTAGCTAAAAGCTTAGTTTTCTCAGCTAAACCATTATCAAGACTTTGCAATGATTCAGGAAGATAATGCTTCTCGCCAGTTGTAGAATCCTTAATATAAGGCCTAGAATAAGATACACTGAATGCTGGAGTCTTTACAGGCTCAGTAGGTACAGCATACTTAAGAGCAATTTTTGCCCACATTTTTCTTAAAGTAGGCATTGAAAGGGATGCAATAGGTGGAATTCCTGCAACAGCAGACTCTTGGAGGATTTGAGTTCTATTGTTCTCTAACAAAGTTCTCATTTGTGCTTCTTCCGAAGCTTCCAATCCTTCTACTAATTTATCTACATATGTGCGGAAAGTTTGGTTATCAGTAATAACATCTCTAAAACCTTCGCCAAGAATATTAACTTGCTGAGTATTTAAGAAATATTCGGCAGATTCTTTAAAGGTCTGAGAAAAACCATCAGTCATACTTTGAACTTGATTATTTCTGTATTCAACAGTCATTTGTCAAAACTCCTTTTCTTTATTATTGAAATAGAATAATTTTACTATAATTTTTTGTTCAGATTTCATACTTATAAAACCCATATAAAGAACTATCTATTTCTTACTATTAAATTGTTTATTGCTTAGTACTTGAAATCTTATTAAACAGATTTAAAAGTAAGTCAATCTCACTTTTTGTATAAATGAAGATAGTTTTGAGTTTTTCATACTCCATCGTTGAAAATTTATCAGTTAATATCAGTTTGATATTACTTCTAAGGTTTTCTAACTTTTCCTCAATGAATTCGATTGATAAACAATTACTTTTGTCAGTCTCATCTGTTTCCGATACTTCTTTAAATTCTACTACTTTTTCTAAGAAATTATTGGTAAGTTCATAGATACTTTTATAATTTTTAAATAAGACTATCTTTTTACCTTTCTCAGAATCTTCTTCTCCCATATCGGTACTATCGTCTAATTCATCTCCCGAACCATCATCTGTATTAGCACTGTCATCAGTAACACCTGTACCATCGTCTGTGCTAGTGCCATCATCAGCAGTTGTTCCATCATCTACTGTTTGGTCACCTTTGCCACCAATATCAGTATCAATGCTACTATCGGTTGCATTAGCATCAGTAGTAGCATCACCACTGTTATCTCCATTGCCTACATTTGTATTGTGACTTCCAGCTCCCAAATCAACATCTGTGTCTAAATCTACATCGTCGCCTTCAACTTCAAGGAAAAGAGTATTATTTAAATGTTTTTTAAAAGCAGGGGGAATCTCATTAGATTCAAATAAGATAGTGTCAAAAAAACTCATAAATATTCCTCCTATTCTTCTCCAGTTTTATCCTGGATTCTTTTTAACTTCTCAAGGTCTGTTTTAAGTTTATTCTTTAATTGAAGAAGTTTAAGTTTTTCGTCATTGTCATCTTCTAACTTATTAAGTTTCCCTTCAATAAATTCTAATTTAGCAGTATAAAGGTTTCTTAATTTTTCTCTCTCTTTCTTATCATTATGACTCTTCAATGCTATAGTGGTAAATAACGTAATAAGACCCACAACAGGATTAATAAAGAAAGCACCTCTAACAATTATAGCTCTAGTCATAAGTTTAGAAAGTTCTGGCATCCCTTCGACTAAGTTATTTTCATTAGTACGGTGAAGACCTTTAACTATATTCACAATTGCTTTGCCTGCTATTGCAGTTGCATTATCGACATTCTTTGCAACCTTTTTAATGCTTTTCATATCTTCAAGAAATTCATATTCTTCTCGGATAGAATCAAACTCAATATCTTCACGCAATAATAACGTCTTATATGACGATAACATCCTCTTACCTCCTTATTTTAATAATAAGTTCATTTAATTATATGTTTTAGAAGAACATATAATTATAAATCGTAATTAGAAGAAAGGTGGTCAAAAGTTTATGGAAACTCAAAATTGTGGTTTTCTTATTATAGAATCAAATACTGAACCTGTGAAACCAAATATTATAGAACATAATAAAGACAACGTTGTTATTGAAGCTATATTACAAGAAGCTGAAGCTGGCAACCGTAATAGACGTGAATATGCTTTTGATGCTCTTGATGGAGCTATACAATCCCCTCAAATCCAAGAGAAATTAAGACGTAAAAGTCTTTTTGGTGAAGCTGGCCATCCATTATCGGATAAGATCGAACGTCAGACATACATTGACCAAACTAGGATTTCTCATATAATTGAGAATTTATGGTGGGAGCATTATATCCTAAAAGGAACTATTGCTAGTGCTAATACTGCTTGTGG